GCAACAAACTATCCTACAGTACGATACACAAGATAACTTCATACGCGAATATCAAAATAGCTATCAAGTAGAGAAAGAATTCGCACTTAATGGCATTCGAATCAATTCCACTGATATACGAGCATGTTGTACTGGTAAGCAGAAAACATGTAAAGGATACAAATGGAAGTACGGTACATCATTCATTGAAAATAACACACATCAATTCGATACTAACGACATTGAACTTAAAAAACAAGAATTACATATACTACAGAATACACACCTTAACCATACACAATATTTAATAAATTTCATTAAATCCATATATGGTGAAGAAATATTAATAAATCAGGACTCCATAGATATATTAATTCCTGAACATTCATTAGCAATAAATATTGTATATTTAGAGCAAGCTATATATAAACCAAATCAATATTATAGAGATTTATTCCGTAAATACACTAAAAATAACATTAAATTAATTAATATATTTTCCGACGAAATACACACTAAACCCAACATAGTACTGTCTCGCATCCAAAATGAATTAAAACTTAACACAAACACAATATATGCACGTAAGTGTGTAATAAAGGAGATATCCGCGGATGTAAAGAATAAATTTTTGGACACCAACCATATACAAGGTATGGACAGATCACAATTTAAATTAGGTTTATTCCACCAAAACGAGTTAGTATCAGTAATGACGTTTCGTAAACCAAGACAATCCATAGGTCAAACTAAAACACGTATTGAGAATTCATGGGAGTTAATTAGATTTTGCAATAAAACCAACCATAATGTAGTTGGTGCTGCATCTAAATTACTTAAACATTTCATCAAAACATACACACCATCACATATATTTTCATTTGCCGACAATAGATGGTCCTCACCCATAAAGAACGTTTATATAACGTGTGGATTTGATTTAACCTCTACATCTCAACACGGGTACTGGTACACGAAAGATTTCATTAGTAGGTTACATCGATTTAACTTCAATAAAGGTCGACTTAAGCAAATGGGGTTGGACACTGAAAATTATACTGAGTATCAATTGATGCAACAAATTGGATACCATAGAATATGGGATTGTGGGGTAACTAGATTTGAAATGCATTTAACACATCCTATTAATTAGGGATATTTCTGTAATATTTATAACAAAAATATATTATGTCATCAACTTTAACACCATCAACATTTAAAGTACAAATCATTGAAGAACAAATAGTTCGAAACAATGTAATCAAAAGTGAAATAACATATTCAATCCCAAACGTAACTAATGTTGATAGGAGAACATTAACATGCCCAAACACTACTTCTATAGATATACTTAATTTAAATGGTCCTAACCCAGGAGCTGGTACATTCCCTTCATCTAGTTTAAAATATGCACGTATATCTAACTTAGATAACACGTATAGTGTTGCAATCATTACTAGTGGATCTAAAGGAGTTTATGTTCAAAATATTCCACCAACTTCATCTATATTTATAGCAAGTTCACAGATTACAGGAAGTGGATTTAACGGTACTTTTGGAGATAATATAATTAAAATACAAGCATTTGCAATAAGTGGAAGTGTTGATTTAGAATATACAATAATTAATTCTTAAGATTATGAATGTACCAATATATGAAGGTAGCTCATCCTTCGCAGCAGGTAAAACACCATTTGGATTTTACGATGCAGATTTACAGTTCATTTCAGACGCCGACAAGTTTACCACATTTGCGTCCCGCAGATTAGGGTATCCATTAGTTGATATCGAATTACAGGACTTAAATTTCTACACAGCATTCGAGGAAGCAATAACTACATACGGAAACGAATTGTATGCTCAACAAATACAAGACAACCTACTAACACTTCAGGGTGCCCCAACATCTATAAACCCAGGAAATAACGAATTAATACAAGATAACTTAAATGCAATTATTCGTACATCTCAACAATACGGAAGTGAAGCTGGAGTTGGTGGTACACTTACATATCATACAGGATCTATTCCATTAACACCAGGTGTACAGAATTACGACTTAACTGACTGGGCAATTAGTAACAACATAGTTGGTGGTATTGAAATGAAACGTATATTTTACGAGGCAACACCTGCTATAACTCGTTACTTTGACCCATATTCAGGTACTGGAGCTGGAGCAATGCCATTAATTGATGGGTTTGGGGGTGCTAGTGCATCAACGATGAACTTTTTAATGATGCCAATGAATTTCGATATAGCTAAAACACAAGCCATTGAATTCAATGATCAAATACGTAAATCACAATACACATTTGAGTTGGTAAATAATCAATTACGTATATTCCCTATACCAACATCACAAAATATTAAAATACTACATTTCGAATATATAAAATTAGCTGAGCGAAACGACCCGTACGCGGATCGACACGGTTTAAGCGTAATAACCAACGTATCTAATGTTCCATATACCAACCCAACATATACTAAAATAAATTCAATTGGTCGCCAATGGATATTTGAGTATGGTTTAGCTTTAGTTAAAGAAATACTAGGATATGTACGTGGTAAATATTCAACAATTCCTATCCCTGGATCTGAGGTAACATTGAATCAAAGTGATTTAATTACAGCCGCTACCGTTGAGAAAAATGCACTCATAGAGAGATTAAGAGCGTATTTTGTATCAACTTCTCGTGACAAATTAATGGAGAAAAAATCACTCGAATCGGATTACCAAAATAAAACATTAGCACAGGTACCAATGGTAATATTCATTGGGTAATAAAATTAAAAATTATGGCACTTTTTGGAGGTAAAAGAGATATTTCACTATTCAGACACATTAACCGGGAGTTATTGTGGGATGTTGTTACTCAACAATGTGCTATATACCAATTAAAACTCAGCCAAACTTCAGTAAACATATACGGTGAAGCGGCTCATGAAAAATTCTACAACGAACCACTACTAATTAATGCTTTAATTGAGCGCGGTGATCAATTAAATCCATCAAGTGACATGGGTGTGAGTCTCGCTAGAGATATGGTATTTAAATTTTTGCGCGATGATTTAGTAGATGCTGCTTTTGTACCTGAAGTTGGAGATATCATATTGTATCAAGAGAGCTACTTTGAAATAAATAATGTAAATGACAACCAGTTATTTGTAGGTAAAGACCCAGATTACCCTTACGGACAAAATCCACTTAACCCTGGATTGGAAAACTTCGGAACTAATCTATCTATAATCTGCAAAGCACACCATACGCCATCGGATCGTGTAGCTATTAAAAATAGTAGAATATAATGCCACAACATAGAAAACCTCAACCTAAATCACAGAAGGAAATATCCGACAGCTTAGTTAACCCATACGTTAATCCATCTGATGGTTCATCTTTTGGTGATCCAAATCCAAACCAATTCAACCAATTTACAGCGGGTGAGCAAAATGGTGTAACCACAAACCGCTCGGAACAACTATCATTTAAAGGAGATACAGCTAAACCATTTACACTAGGTCTGCAGGATATAGACGAATCTATTCTATATTACTTCTCGAATGTAATTAAACCACACGTTTCCCAAAATGGACAAGTAATACCAGTTCCTGTAATATATGGTTCACCTGAACGTTGGAAATCAGCACAGGCTGATGGGTACTACAAAGATAAGGATGGTCAAATCATGCTACCATTAATCATGTTTAAACGCGATAGTGTAGTTAAAAATAGAGCTGTATGGCAAAAATTAGATGCTAATACACCCCATCTATATACATCGTGGAAAAAACCATATAGTGCAAAGAATTCATATTCAAACTTTAATGTGCTTACCAATAGAATACCGGATGAGCAATTCATAGTTAACATCATACCAGATTATGTTAAGATTTCATATAGTTGTGTGATCCAAACTTATTACGTTGAGCAATTAAATAAAATAATTGAGGCAATCAATTACGCATCCGATTCATATTGGGGTAATCCGGAACGCTTTAAATTTAAAGCAACCATAGATTCATTCTCTACAATATCTGAATTGATAGATGGGCAAGATAGAGTAGTTAAGAGTACATTCACAATTAACTTATATGGTTATATAGTACCA